CGATCTTGAATGCTGCGTACGCCTTCGCGGCGAGCAGCAGCGCACCGCGATGCTCGATGAGGAACAGGGTGCCGCTCTTCACTGCACTAGCGACGGACACCACGGCGTCGGCAACGCGCTTGGCCCACTGGTCGAGCGAGCCGTCGGCCGCCATCCGGGCAATCGTGTCGCGGATGTCCCGCAGCTGGCCCTTGAACCAGTCCAGGGCGCCGCTGTTGGCGACCTTCCGGGCGAAGCTCTGGACATCGTCGACGAAGCCGCGCCACAGGCCGCTCAGGGTATTGATGTTCTCTGCGGCGGCGCCGTCCGACGCGCGCGCCATCTCATCGAGCAGTTGCTTGATGACGTCACGCCCCAGTTGCCCGGCGCTGCTGAGACGCTGCAGTTCCTGCACGTTCTTGCCGGTGGCCTGAGCGAGCAGGTCCCACACCGGCACGCCGCGTTCGACAAGCTGCAGGATCTCTTCGCCCTGCAGCTTCTGCTTCGCCCAGGCCTGGCCGACGGCCAGAATCAAGCCGTCGAGGGTCTCCATCGACCCGCCAAGCTGCGCATTCTGGTCGACCAGGCCCTGCAAGGTTCCATCCAGAGGCTCCAGGCCGAAAGATTTCAGCTTGAGCGCCGATTGCAGCAGGGTGTCGAACTGCAGGCTGGCCCCTCGCGCCAGCTGCTGGATCTGGTCGAAGGCCTGGTCGCCTGCCCCTTCGCCATACAGCCGGTTCAGCCGCTTGCGCGTCAGCTCCGCCGCGTCACCCAGGCCCAGCATCTGCTTGGTGGCGTTCCACGCGCCCTGAATGCTGAGGAAGCTGGTTAGGCCACCCACCACCGCCGTGAGCCGTGAAAGGAAACGGGAGCCCGTGTCAGCCGCCTTGGACAAGTCACGCGTACCCCGCTCCGCCGCGGCGGCGCGCTCACGATACTGGCGCAGGCTCTCGCCAGCGGCGCGGCTGGTCTCGGCTTGCTTGCGAAATGCCGCATCGCCTTCCGCCATGCGCTGCTTGAGCTGGGCCACTGCCGTGGCCTCGGTCCGCACCGCCTGGGCCTGGCGCTCGATCGCCACAGCCGTGCGACCGATCTCCGCGCGGAGCTGCGCCTGCAGCGCTGTCAGGTCACTCGTATCGGCTCCCGTGGCGGAGAGCGCGGCGTCGGCCTTGAGCAGGGCTGACCACTGGCCAGCATAGGCCTTCTCCAGGCGCTCAACCTCCCCACGGGCAGCCTGCTGGGCTTGCTGCAGTTCCCGGGTCGGCTCCTTGGCAGCCGCCAGTTGCAACGTTAGCTGGTAGGCGCGGGTTTGGGCAGCATCGAGCGCCGCCTCGGTGCTGGCCAGCTGATCGGTCATGCGCGACAGCTCTGACGCCTTGCCTGCCTGATCATTCAGCCCAGCAATCGAATCCAGCAGCTTGTCGGTGTCGGCAAGCGTTTCGGAGGAGACATCGCCCAGCTCGGCGACAGCAGCGCGCAGCTCTTCGACGCCCTGCTGACCACCGGTCTCCAGGACAAGGCGAATCGCCTCCTCGTACGTGTTGCGCGATGCCATTACGTCCCCTTCCGCCGCAACAGGGCGAGCTGGCGCACGATCTCGCTGCCGCGGTATTCGTTCATCTGGCGCGCGATCTCCCGCGCATTCACCTCATCGATGCCCATCACCATCTGGCGCGGACTGGGGCCCCGCAGGCGCCGCAGCTTGTTGCGCGGGTCGCGGCCGGATGGGGAGTTGCTGTCGGCACTGAACTGACGCACGAGCACTTCGCGCTGACCGCCTATCACGCGTATGAAGGCCGAGTCGTACACCTTGCGCGTATCCATGACTTGGGCGGTTGCGCCCGCCGTCTTGCGGCCACCCCAACGGGCACCGAATCGCTCGAGCGGCACGCCGCGCGTAGAAGCGAGGAGCTCCAGGTATTCCAGCCCGTCTGCCTGCCCGGAGCGCACCTGGAACTTGCCCGACAGATCGCCCACCCTGACGTTGTAGCGCTGGCGCAGCACGCGCTTGGCAACCGGCTCGAAGCGCCTCCTCACGGACGCGATGGCGCGCTTGTCTGCCCTGGCGATGTCGCCCTCGGCCAGGCCTGCTATGCGTGCCTGCAGCCGGGCAATCGCTGCAGCGTTGGTGGAGCGCGCACCGGTCCCCGCGTACTTGGCCATCTCAGCGGCATCCGCATAGGAAGAGCGGCGGCAGCGTTTCCGCTGCCACCGCCCTCGATGCCGCAAGGGCGAAGCCGGCCGGCATCCGTCAGGCCGTCTGCTCGTACGTGGTGAAGCGGAACGGTGCCGGGGCGCCCGCCGGCGCCAGCAGGGGCCCCGTCAGCGTGGGCTGGAGCGGCTCGGTCGCCAGCCAGTCCACCTCACCGTCCGGGCCGAGGTTGGCCTCGAAGATCTCCAGGTCGCCGTACTCGCCGCTGATGCGGTCCTGCATGTCGCCCGTGATGTAGAACTTCTCACGCGGCTTGGCGCCGCCGAGGAACTCGGTCGACTTCAGGGCGGGATAGCTGTACGTCGCAGTGACGCTGACGGTGTCCTCGGGATCAGCCAGCGCCGTGGCGATGGCACCGCCGGCCACCGGAGTCAGCTTGCCGGTGCGGCGATCCAGCAGGTAGTCCGTGCCGTCGACCAGCGGCGTGCCGCCCACCTCGAACACCGGCGCCGGACTGGCCAAGATGTAGCGGTGGGGCAGCTGAAACGGCTTCACCGCATCGCTGATGACATGCGCTGCGTCGGTGACAGAGCCCGACGTGATGCTGGACTCCGCCATCTCGGCGCGCAGCACGCGCGCCAGGATGGCGCCGGGCATTTCGAGCAACTGGAGGTTCAGGCCGTTCGTGCCGGGCAGCTGCTCGTCGTAGATCGGCTGGTTGTAGCGCGCGCCATTCTGCTTGGAGACAATCTGGACGCTGTCGCCTTCCTCGTACGTGAACGCCGTGGCGTTGGCTTCGATGGGCTGGTTGCCCTGCGGGTCGTCGCTGGCAGGAATGACCGGCGCGAGCTGGCCATCGGCGCCACGACGCCACATACGGATGTTGCCGGAGTACTGCCGGACTTTGGGCTGTTGGGCCATGGAGGGATCCTCGTTAGTTGCCGGGCGAGAAGGTTTCGGTCAGGCCCGCCCGTGCGGTGACCTGAGCCAGGGTGAAAGGAGTTGCGGCGGCGCTGATGTCGTTGTCGAACCGGCTTCCGGTCAGAACCAATGCGCCCATGCCGCCAACATGTCGCGTTGCAGCGCCCAGCAGGGCGCGCATGATGTCGACGCGCGCGTGGTGGGCGACGCGCTCCGCGTTGTCCACGACGAACGGCACCGCACATTCGATCGAGATGTCCATGCTGCTGGACATGACCGCCCGGCCCTGCCCATCGCCGTTCGGCTCCACATCGCCACACACGATCAGGAGCACCGGCGCTTCGCTTAGCTTCAAGCGTGCGCGGTCGTCGACGATCTCGCCCAGCCCGATGTCGGTCAGGTAGCCATTTGCGACCGTGATGCGCTCAAGCGCCGTCTTGACGTGCTGCACGATGCCCCAGGTGACGACCTCAGCCACGACTCACCAGCCATCGGCTCAGCGAGCCATCGTTGCTGATCTCGTAGACGTTGGTCAGCGTGTCGCCATCGACCACCAGCACGCCACCGTTCGCCGGAGCGGTGGGCGCCAGGCTGCCCAGGACGTAGGTCACCTCGATCCGCGGCGCACGCATCTGTCCCAGGTCGCCGACTTCCTGGACGCTGCGGTCCACGTAGACATCGCACGGGACAGCAGTTCCGCCCTTCGGCGTGTACTGACCGTGGTCCGCCATGCCGGCGTCAGCGAAGGCGGCATGCATGGACACGTCCAGGTCGGAGAGGAACGCCTTCTGGCTCACGGGAGCGAGCCTCCGGCAAGGCCGCAGGCCGCGCGCGTGGAGATCAGTTCGGTGATGTACCAGCGGCGGCTGGCGTCGGCGTCGGCGCCGACTTGAACAAGATCTCCCGCACCCGCTGCTCGTAGCTCCCCGGCGCCAGCATCTCCGCCGGAATTGGCCGCAGCTGCGGCGTCACCGGGGCAGGACACAGGTCCGGCTTGCCACCAGTCGCGCAGCTGCAGAGCGCCACGGCGCAGGTCATGGATAACGCGGTCTTTCGCAGCCAGTGCATCGGCCTTCTCCTGGTGATAGCGGGTGTCGTTGGCCGAGGCCGTCGCGGCGAACTGGCGCTCGCGTTCCCGCACCGCCAGCGCCACCTGCGCCGTCGCCTCGGCCAGGTCGCGGAGCACCTCGGCGTGCGCCTGGCGCGTGCCCGCATGCGCAGCACGTTCGGTCTGTAGCCGGTACGACTGCACGCCAGCCGCGGCGCCGGCCAAGAGCACGAGGGCCAGCAGCGCGTACAGGATGGGCGCGGTGAGGAAGCGGGTCATGGGTTGGCTTCTCCCAGGCAGACACGCAGCTCCGCCTTCCTACGATTGGTCAGCCCGCGAACCTCACGCAGCTGGCCATTCACTCGCGCCTTGTTCCACTTCAAGAGTTCCGGACACCACGCCGCGGCGGGCTGGCCCGCATTGATCCGGCGGACCAGCGTCGACCCACAGGCATTCCCGACGCCCACGTTGTAGGCCCAGCTGGTAACGGCCGCCATTTCGTGAGCCTGCATCGGACGCGAAATGCACCGGGCCATACCTGCGTAGTGCTTGCCAATCGCCGTGTCGAGCAACGCGTCGCACTCGGCATCGCTGTACTGGCGTCCCGGAATGACTGCAGACCCGGTCACACCTTCGCAGACGGTCCAGATCCCCACCAGATCGCGGTAGGGCACGTGCTCGCGCCCTTCCCAAGGCTTAATGATGCCCGCGGCCAACGCCATGACTGCTGCAGCAAACGCGGCAGCCGCAGGGCCAACAGGAACCGATCGCGCGCCGGGCTGTTTATCCATTGCCGCGAACCCTCCCATACAGACGCCGCACGTCGTGCCAACGGCTCTTCCACCAGCCGAGCCATTCGCCCCAGTTCTTGACCACCGTGGTGAACAGCAACGAGGCCGTATAGAGCACGGACAGCCACACCAGAATCGATTGCGGCGAGATGGCGCCCACCTCAGTTGCGGCAGCAACAACGGCCGGCGGTGCGACCTTCGCACCCATAACCGCGAGGTCCTGGCTGATCTGTTCTTTCACGTGGGTCCCCTGTGGACGCGTCATAGAAGGCACCGCCGCCGCGCACGCCACCCGGGCATCTGTGCGCGACGGCGGTCCAGGCTTAGGTCTGCAGGCTGCCCGCGCCGGGCAGGAGCTTCACCTTGACGGTGGTGGCATCCGACGCGGCGGTCTCGACAGCGATAGCGCCGCCCACCAAGTCGCCGGTGGAAGCACCGCTGGCGATGAAAGAGCCGGTGGCGACATCCCAGATCGGCTTGGACCAGGCGTTGATGGCGGCGCCGGTTGCCTTCGGCATTTCCCAGACCCCCTCCACGCCGGCTTCGCCGGACTTCCCGTTCGCAATGGTGGTGAGCGCCACGCCCAGCATCGTCCCCAGCAGAACACCGCTGCCGGACGGGGTATCGGCCGCAGCGGTGAACGTCAGGTGCTCGCCGGGCTTGATGTAGTTCTTGGCCATGTTCGTATCCTCGATTCGGGGCCCGGACGCGGCCTGCGTCCGGGCCTGGTGAGTGCGCGTTACTGGCCCGCGTTGCGAATGGCGCCCTTGAAGCCGACGGCGCCAACGCCGTAGCGATGGACGACCTTCCAGGCCACACCGTCGGTGCGGAAGTTGATCTCCTGCTCCAGCGTCGGCGTCTGCACGCCATTGAGGAAGGCGACTTCGATGACCGGCTCCAGGTTGGGATCGGCCAGCATCATCCAGGCCGTCCCGCTCAAGCGCGGGCTGTCGATGACGTCGGAGAACAGGCCACGCACGATGTTCGGCTTGCGCTGCTGCTTGTTCGACTCGTCGTTGTATTCCTGCGCGTTGAGCTCCCGGGCGGTGCTGCCCAGCGACAGCGGACCCAGAAACAGCGACGGCACGATGTCGAGGAAGTCGTTGCCGCCGACATCCTTCTGCTGTGCCATCTGCTGACGTGCCGCGTCGATCAGTGCGATCGTGGGAGCGCCACCGGTGCCGGCGATGTTGCCGTGGTCGGCATGGAACAGGGTCTTGCCATCGCTCATCAGCGGCCCGAGGCCGGCATTCAGCGCGAACAGGGCGTAGACGTCCTTCTCGATCGTGCGCGCGGCGGCCTGGCCCAGCGCGGTAGTCGGACGCGAGAAGGCGCCGAGGTCGTCGTTGACGAGGACCTCCGGCGTGATCTGCAGGATGCGACCCTTGCGGGCGCCCTGGATCGTTTCCTTCGCGGCGTCGGACATGACGCCGTTCTCGTACTCGCCCTCTTCGTTCACCGGCTTGAGGTCGGAGAAGGAACCCATGTGGTAACGGTTGTGCGGGCGGTAGTCGCTCAGCGTGCCGGTGACGCAGAAGCGCGACCAGGTGAACTGCTGCAGCCGGTAGGCGTTCAGCAGCATGCGGTGCAGCACGTTCTCCAGGATGATCGGGAAGTCGCCCGTGCTCTGCGCCAGCGCCTGCCGGGAGATCTGGTCGCGATCCATGTTGCGGGTGTTCACACCGGAGGCGATCAGGGACTGTTCCGCCACGATGTAGAGCGGTTGGTGGGCCGCCGGATTGTCCTGCCGCGCCGCCTGGGCGACCGCACCCTCCAGGATGCCGGCACGCGCCAGGATGCCGTCTGCGATGCGCTGGCGCCGGGTATCGTTCTCGTCGACGGTCACGCGGCCGTCGCCGCCGTTGCCGCGGCTGGGTGCGGCGGCGAGCGGCGTTGCGCCGTTCGGCAGCCGCTGGAGCAGGCGCGCCTGGGCCTGCTCGACCGTCATGCGCGGATCTGCCAGGCAGGTCGATTCCAGCTCGCGCACGCCAGGCACGTCGTGGAATGCAGCAAAGACACCGCGGATGCTTTCATTGCGCGCTGCCAGCTGGGCGATGGGGTCGTCCGTGGCGACGACCGGGGTCGTGACCGGTGCGGCGGGGGCCGCGGGCGCAACGGCAACTGCCGGAGCCGGAGCGGGATGGTTGCCCGGCGAGGGCGGCTGGTTGCCGGCCTGCGCGAGGATCAGGTTGCACTGGTGCTTCATGGTCGAGTCCTCGATATGGGCGAACACCGCCCTCTGGTGTGCTCCGCTGAGCGAAGCGAAGGCAGACGCGGTGACCGTCGTCTGGATGCGTTGGCGCAACGACGCGGTCACGTCGTTGCGGTCGGAGGTGGAGATGGCCTGCACGTAGGACAGAAGCGCGGCTGCTGCGGCTTCCTCGCTCGGTGCGGGCGATACGTTCGCCTCGATGATCTCGTCGGCAAGCCCCGCCGCAACCATCTGCTCCGCCGTGTACCAATGGTCACGACGGTCCCTGAGCTGGGCCTCGATGTCCGCTGGCGTCGTTGCGCGGGCGGTGTATCCGCTCAGCATCGACTCCGTCAGGGTGTCCAGCATGGCCGCGGCGTCGCGCAGGTCGTCTGCGAAACCCCAGCGGCCGCTCTGCGGGCCGTGCAGCATCATGGTGGCGTTGCGGTGCACCTTGCGAGTCGCCCCCACCTGGGCGATCAAGCTGGCGATCGACGCTGCCACCCCATCGATTGTCACGTTGACGGTGGCCGGGTGTGCGGCCAGCGCATTGAAGATGGCCAGGCCATCGCTGACGACGCCACCATCGGAGTTGATGCGGACGTTGATGGTGGTGGCGGTCACCTGAGCGAGCTGCTCGACGATGCTGGCCGCGGTGATGCCGTCCGCCCAGAAGTAGTCGCCGATCGGGCCGTAGATCAGCAGGTCCACCTGCGTGGTGCTGACCGTGTTGAGAGCCAGTACCGAGCGGCCACGGGCATCCGGCGCGATCTGGTCCAGGCCGACGTTGTCGAGCGCGTAGATGGCGCCCAGGATGCAGGTGGCGAGCACACGGGTCTTCATTGCGAGTTTTCCTGTTCGGTGGGTTCCGTCGGCAGACGCGAACCGGGGGCACGGGCCTGCATCAGACCAGCAGCCGAGACTTGCCGCGGATCCGTGTCGAGCACGATTCCCAGGTCCTCAGCCCAGCGCCGCTCGAGGGCAATCTGTTCGAGGGTGTCGTACATCCGGTCGCCTCGTTCGGCGATGACGCGCGACAAGGACTTCACGCCGCCACGCACGGCCATCGTGATGCCTTCCATCTCGTGGACTGGGTTGATCCAGGGCATGGGCGGCGGCAGGTAGTCCGCGCCAATGGCACTCGACAGGGTGACGCCACGAGGAAGTACGAGCTCGCCCGACACAACCGCCATGGCGATCAGGCGCTCGTACACCGGGCGCACCATCTGGGACACGAACTCGTAGGCGAGCACGCCGTAGGCGCCGTACTGCTCGACCAGCTCTTGGCGCTGGGCGCTGTAGGTGCCGTTGTAGTTTTTCGACAGCGAGGAGAACGAGATGCGCATCGGAGCGGCGATGGCGCGCAGCTGGCCGTTGCGATAGGGCTCCAGGTTAGGGTTCGGTCGCTTGCTGTCGATCGACTGGACCGATTCACCCGGCCGGAGATCGTCGAAGACCATGCCCGGCTGGAAGCGCATCTTGCGCTTGCCGGCGCTCGCAAAGTTCTCTGCGTCGTACAGGGTGGGGTCGCCCTTGATGATGACCGCCGCCATGCTGGCCGCGATCTTCGCCGCGATGCGCTCGGACTCCTCGTAGTCCTTCAGGTCCTCGATGCGCGTGAAGGTTGACGCGAGAATGGAGACTCCTCGGACCTGTCCGATGCGATCGATGGTGCGGACGTGGCGGATCAAGTCAGCGGACACCCGCTTCGTCTCCGGGCGGAACACCGCGGCGTCGCCCGGATGCTGCTTGTACACATGGAACGCGACCGCCCTTCCCCATGCATTGCGCTCCACACCCTGGAGGATGCGACGTGCGCTGTCGTCGAGATCCAGGGGGACGAGATCCGGCTCCATCAGCTCGAGGGAGAACGGGACTGCGGAACCATGCTCCAGAAACGGCACAAACCCGCGCAGCTCCTGGGCGAAGGCTTCCCCGTCGCGGAGCCACGTGCGGGCGAGCAGGCGCTGCACGCTCGCCCAATCGTGCATCCACGTGACTTCCGGCCGCTTCGCCCATGCCTGATACAGCGGCATGATCTGGTCAACGACAGACTCGACGACGTTGCCTGCGGCATCACGCGGCGTGGGCACGATGTTGATGCCGCTCGGCCCGATGATGTTCTGGACCAGCGTAGACAAGCCGCCGCTGATGATGTCGTGATTGCGGTCCAGATGACGCGCTTGATTGCGCAGCGCCGTGCCCGTGAGGGAGACGATCGCATTGCCACTGCCGGCCTCACGCGCCTGGCCACGCAGGTGCGTCGCTTCGGCCGCCTCGTAGGCTTGCCTGTACGCGACGGCTCGAATGCGATGCTGAGCGCGCGACGCCGCCCACCCGGGGGCCCACTGCAGGAGTGCGCGGTCGAAGGCAGCTGCCATGCGCGACAGCTGCGGCATGCGCCTGGCGACATGGGCGCTCAACGGCGGCACTCGCTGAAATCGGCGATGGCGACACCGGCCGTCCCGCCCGTGGAATTGGCCTGCTCCGCGTTTGCGCGGCGCATCCACTTGTCGAGTTCGCTGCTGATCCAGTTCGCGTCGGCACGGGTCAGCTGCCGCTCGCCAAACCGCACGGCCTGACCGGACACGACCTTGCGGTAGGCGTCCTGTAGCAGGGCAACTTGTTCGGTGGCAAAGCTCATGGGCGGCTAGGTTGCCGACCCCAGTGCGCACAATCTCGGGGAAACGTACGCACCCCCGAGTGGTCACACCTCGCTGTCGAGCAGCCGGTACACGGTCTGGCGGCTGATGCGGTACTTGCGGCACAGTGCCCGCATCGACATGGTCTTGAAGTCGGCGCGGATCTCATCTACCGGGTACGTCACAGCGGATGGGATATAGAGATCCTGGGACGGGTATTCCTCGACGAGGTACGCCACGACTGCGTCGACAATGGCCTTGATCTGGTCAGCATCCGTCCGCAGGCGGATCGCGGCGCCGATGGCGAGCTCGTCGGACAGCTGGTCGATTCGGGCCTTGGCGCGGACGGTGTTACGACTCACAGGCGGCTACTCCAGCGGCCAGAGCCGAATGCATCTTCGTCAGGCGGTGTTCCACGGGAATCCTCTTGCTTCGGCGCAGATGTTGGCGAAGCTGAACTCGGAAGATGATCGGACCCTGCGGAAACCGCCGTGCTACCTTGCGGTGTTTCACGGGAATCCACGGGGCGGGAGAAGAGGTCGTCTTCTGGTTGTACCTGCACTTCCAGTTCATCCCAGAACCGATTTTTCCGAGGCGCCCACAGGTCGAGCCTCTCCTCTAGCCAGATGGTGTACGTAAGGCAGTCCTTCACCTCGATGCGCTTGCGGGTCGGGGTCCAGCGCGTTTCCGTTCCATGGGCCATGCGCCGAGTCGCGCGCATCTCGCCGGCAAGCTGCTTGAACCATTCCGTGGAAAGATCGGCCGACAGGTGGACATAGCCGGGGCCGGGCGCGGCCACTTCCAGACGGCTCTGGAAGCGGTCCTTGGCTAGGTTGGTGCCAACGTGCCACAGCACCGGACCGTTCTTCTCTACCTTACCGTTCCACTTGTAGCCGACGCGGCTGTTGCCATTCTCGATGGACCGCTCGCGGCCGCTGGCGCCCTTCACCGCGTGCACCCGTAGCGCCTTGAGCCGGTGAGCGAAGGCGTACACCGCGTCGGCGTGGTGGCCACCGGAGTCGATCGCCGTCGCGTAGATCCGCTGCGGCCTGCCGCTGGCATGGCTGTATTCCTGCGTGCGGAGGAAGTCCTCCACCTCCGCCCAGATGTCCTGCTGCGCCGGGTTGCCGAAGAAGACGCGGTGATCGATCGTCCACATGCGACCGCCGCGCCCGTAGCCCCACACAGCCAGCTCCAGTCGATTGTCCTGCGTATCGATCGCGCACAGCAGGAGCAGGCAGTCGCGCGGCATGTGCTTCAGCGGGAACGGCTCGGCGCGCTGCTTCAGCTCGTCGGCATCCGTCCGTTCGACCTCGCCTTCCCAGGCGTTGCCCAGGGTGGTGTTCACCCAGGCCTTCATCTTCGTGTCGTCGCCCTCCAGCTGCTTGGCGTATGCAGCCAGGAACTCGCTGACGATCTGGTGCCACGACACGGCCGGGCTGTACGCCGTCCACACGTGCAGGCCGATATGGCGCGGCGCAGGCAGCGGGTCGCCATCGGGCGTCGTGAACTTCCCGTCCGCCCGAAGCCATACGTCGCCGCGCTCGTTGATGTACTCACCGGCCTCGGCCGCTACCAGATAGCCGGACTGGGTCAGCGGGAACGTACAGTGCGGGCACATGTGGAACACGGCGAGGACGTTGCCTGCGTCGTCGCGCTCGAACTTGAATCCGTGCGGTTCGTCCTTGCCGCCCCACGTGAGCGCGTGCCGCACGCCGCACTGTGGGCAGGGAATCTGGAACGTGAAGCGCTCGTCCGCGAGGGTGAAGCGCGTGTCGATCAGGCTGAAGCCCTTGAGCTTCGGCGTGCTGCCGCAAATGAACTTCGGGAACGTCGCGCCTTCCAGGCGCTTGAAGGCCAGGGAGTCCGGCGCACCTTCCTTCTCGATGTCGTTGTCGAAGGCGTCGAGCTCGTCCAGGTAGCCGACGTCGATCGAGATCCGGCGGTAGTTCTTCGAGGCCTTGCCGCCGCGCACGCGCAGCATCGAGCCGATGAACTTCTTCTGCTGGAGGGTGTTGTCCTTGTGGCGCGCGAGGTACGACGGGAACACCGCACGCATCGCCTCTACGTCTCGTAGCATCGGATCCAGCTCGGACTTGACGAAGTCTTCCGCGTCGTCGTCCGTCGGCTGCCAGACGCATTGGTTGCGGCGGCGATGCTCGGCGTTGTACCCGACCGAGGCCAGCAGCATCTTCGTGTAGCCGATGCGCGCGGACTTCTTGAGATCGACGGCAACGACATCGTCATTGCTCATCACGGCGAGGATGGCGCGCTGGAACGGCCAGGGCGTCCAGCTCTGCTCGACGTAGCTCGATTCGGCGGACAGGTAGAAGTTGTCCCGCGCCCACTGCTCCAGCGTGATCGGCTCCTTGACCGACCACGCCTCCAGTCCCTTCTGCAGGTGGCGCTCGACCGCTTCGAGCTGCGACGGGTCGATGCCGCGGAGGATGCTCATTCGCTGGCCACCTCAGCGGCTAGGTCCACGGCATCGCCGGCATCGTCGTCGGCGTCCACGTCAGCCAGGCGCATGTTGGCGGCGATGTTCCGCGCCTTGGCCACGACCAGGGTGACGGCAGCGATGTCGTCGGACGTCAGCCCCGGCAGCCGGCGGCGCAGCAGGCCAGGGATCGTCTCGAGGATCCTCCCCGCGCGAGCGCCAGCTTTCGCGAGCACCTCTTCCAACAGGTAGGCGGGCGCCAGCTCACCGCGCGTCACCGCATTCTGCATCGCGACCTTGTCGGCCTGCTCGCGCGCCAACCGCGCGCGTTCCGTGGCCAGCACCAGGCTGCCTTCACCGCCGCGGCCAGCAGCCATTTCGCGCAAGTGGTCGGTATACGCCAGTAGCCACTCGCGCAGCGGCGCGCCGTCGCGCAGGATCTCGCGGTAGACCAGATTGCTTACGGCAGGCTGCGAGATACCGACCAGCTCACCGAATGAGATCTGGGTGGACGGGGCATCCAGATCAATCACCATAACCCCCTAGGAAAACCCTCGTGACTAGGGAGATTTCGCGCGTCTGATTACCCGTGGAGGACGCCTCTGGGGAGGACCCACGACCGAACCTGAACGACCCACCCTCGCCGGCCGCCCCCCGATGGATTCCCGTGAAACACGACCACTGCCCAACCTGCCCGACCACTGCGCCAAGGTTGGGACGCTCTAAACCCTTACGGCACAAGGACTGTCCCAACCTGACCAACCTGCCTAACCTGTTTGAGTTGTTGTTGATGATGTAGATCCGTTGCAATCCCCATGCGTGCACGCGAGAAAGGTTGGGCAGGTTGGGCAAGGCCCACGACACAATGCTCGAGGTTGGGACACGAGGTTGGTCAGGTCGGGACAAATGGCAGAAGGTTGGGTCAGAAGTCGGGCGCATCCTCACCTCCCTGGGCAGGCTTGCCCCTCTGGTCCGCGATCCAGGTCTTGACGTCTACGCTGGCGCGGAACCAGCGCCTCTCTCGCCCCCCGTCCGGCCATCGCTCGCGGTGGTGCTCGAAGCCCAGCGATCGCATGATGTTGGCCACGCGCATCTGCTCTGGCCGGCCATGCTTCGCAGCATCCATGCCGATCGCGTGACACAGGATCTCGTCGGTCGTCACCCATTCGGGCTTGCCGGGACTGAACTTGAGGCGCGTCGGATATCGCTCCTCGGCCGCCCGGCCATCGACCCAGCGCTCCACCCGATCCTCCCAGCTGTCGCCGACATAGCGCGCTGCCTGTTCGTCTGCTGCTTCTGCGGGCAGATCCCACCAGGGCGTACCCTCATCGAACAGATGGACTGCCTCAGCCCATAGCTGGTCACGCTGTCGGGAAATCTCGTCGATCAACACTTCCCCATCCGTGCGCACAGGCAGGAAGCGCCGGCCACCGGTCGGATCTCGAAGGTATTGGTGCTCGTTCGTCGTACCTGCGAACACGCACTCGCGGCGGTACGATCGAGGCACCCGCTCGTAAGGCGCACGGAACTTGTCCACGCGTCGGGTGATGGCGGTCTTGACGCTGGTCACGTCAGCCTTGGAGAAGCTGTCCATCTCGCCGATCTCGACGCCCCAGCAGCCTTGGATCACCTGGTAGAAGTCCTTGCCGCTCGGCGACTCGGATGTCTCGACGAACCAGTTGCTGCCGAACAGGGCACGCAGCGCGCTCGACTTGCGCTTGCCCTGCTCGCCCTCCA